TTTTATAAAGTTCTTTGCAAATAGTCGAAAATCACCTATAACCTGTTGTAAGGCTCTACTGTTTTTATTTGCTGATTTCTTTTTAACCGCCACTGTCTCACCTCCAATGCAAAGAAAAAAGGAATCGCAAATTTGCAACTCCCTAGTCCAAAACTAAATCATCATCTTCCTCAACTTCTTCCTCAACACTAGCAAATGTCTTGGCTGCTAACTTTGCATTTGATTGAATATCCTTCTGCAAAGTAAGAAATAAACGAATACTTTTTTCATCACCTGTTTTCGCTTTATCCGATACAACTTTATAAATGTCCTCAAAATCCGAAGCAATTTTACTATCCAGTAGCAACATTAATAGATTTTTATACTCTGCTGTACGTTCCCATTTAATAAATCCATCAAGTGATTTTCTATTTACCTCTTTCATAAATTCCTGTTCTGACTTTTTAGGAATATCACGCTTGAACCGAATATCATGTTTCCAACTAAAGTATAATTTTTTCTCATTAGTCAATTGGTCAAGTGCTTCATAGAGATTCATTATTTATCACCATCCAATTTATCTAATACTACAAGCAATTCCTCATACAGTTTTAAATTCATATCATTAAGAACCTGTAATTTAATATAAGAGTCTCTTAGTTCATTTACATTTGATTGCATACTATTGATTATTTCTTTCACAATAAATCCTCCTAGATTAATTGATTGAATATAAAAAGGAATTGCATTATAGCAACCCCTTGAAAATTAATAACTCTAACAATGTACTTATTTGCGGTATATATAATTTAAAATTTAAGATTGATTGTAATTAAATATAATATAAGTAATATTAATAATTATTAATTAAATTTAAAATTTAACTTTTCGGATAAGCGTTTCACTGTATCTATTAATGTACCGCAAAAAAGTACATTATTAAAAAATACATTTAGTAGGGTAATTCTTCCAATGCAATATCTACTTTATTCCCAAACAATTTCTCAAATTCTTCTGTTACTTGTTCCTCTATCATCTTAAAATATTCCTTTTTCTTCATTACGTTAATTTTGTGGAATGGTATCAATTCATCACTAAAGTTTTCATACCCTCTAGTAATATATGTATTTGCTTTCCGATCTTCTTCTTTCATCCCAATAGCAAAAAATTCTTGATTATGAACAAAGTCAATCATCCTAAAACCTTTTAATGAGTTTAAGTATTTATCAAGCGTTCTATCTGCTATTCCTGTTTCAGAAGATAAATCTTCAAGTGATACATCATATCCACCTTCATAAATATCGTTCTTATATTTAAGATAGGCATATAAATAAAATCCAGTACATCCTACATCTTCATTTCCCATACAGTACATGAATACCTCGAAGGGAATATTATGGGTATTTTCAATATCATAAAAAGTTCCTTCTATTTCAATTTTATCTTCGTTTTGAAAGATAATTCTATTAAATGCTTTAACAGGATATTTTACAGTGTAATTTCTAGGGATGTTATGATGAGTAAATGTCTCCTTTTCTTCCGAATACATTGTAAACTCTAACTCTTCATACTTCGATTGATTCCACCAAACAGGAAAATCATTATCAGTTATTAGATAACCTAATTGCTCTAAAAGTCCGTTCTTTTTGATTAAATAATTTACTGTTCGTGTCTCTGGTTGATACCCTAATATTTCCTTAATTTTATTATTGCTAATAGCATCTTTTTGAACTAACAATTTTGTATATCTGTATAACCATGTCACAAGATAAATGTAAGAATAAGCAAATGCGATATGAGGGGTATTCTTGATATTCCCCTTTAAATCTTCAAATATCTCATTTGGCATGAATAACGTTCTTTCGCTTCCATTGTAGTCATTGTATTGTAATAGACTATTGATTTCTTGATACTTCATGTTTAAAACCTCCGATTATAAATTGATTTAGGTATAGAGTTTTTAATTATTTTGATTGTCCTTTATATTCTTCAAGTGCTTTCTTAAAGTTCTCGTTGATTTCAAATAGACTAAAAATTTTCTTTGTTTTCGGGTCTTGTGCTACCGTAATATGATAAATTTCCTTAGTTTTCAAAAAGTCTGATACCTTTTTGTTGTAGCAAAAAAAGTAGTTTTTCACGTGATCAATCCTCCAATATACGAATTATTTATATGTTTTTAATGTTATTATTCGTGTTTTGGTGTATTTTCATTATAAACAAAACACGAACGTTCGTAAATAATCATTTATCAAATGTATGTGTATTTAAACTTATTTCTTCCTGTCAAAGCAAAACTGATAATCGTTTTATCAATTTGAGCCTTAGACCTGACGTTTAATGTACTTCCCATTGAGTCGTTAAATTGATTTCTTAATGTAAATTGATGTGTTGGCAATTCTAATGGAATATCAAAAAACCCCTGCAATTCTGCAAGGGGTAAAGTAGTTTGTAAATAACCATCACTATTCAATTGTATTTTTGCCTTTGTACGATATTTGGACTGCAACATTTCAAATTCAAACTTGGAAGTATTGTTGAGTAAATCAATCAATTCCTCAAAGCCTAGTAATTTGAGATATTTCGTATGTATCTCTTTAAACCTATCATCATAGTGTCCTAGATACCCACTATCAATTGCTAAAAGCAACATTTTAACTTCCTTTGATTTTGGTAAAGGTAAATCATAAAAACTCCACATCATTAAGGCTGTACTCATAGCATACTTCTTGAAATAGTTACCACTATGGACATTTAATAAAGCGTTAATATTGGCTGTTTTGGGATTCACATAATCATTTTCCGCAATACGAACAACATGATTACACCATGCCCGACCTTCATGTAAGGCAAGGTCAATGCCTATGGCTTTACGTTCGTCTAATTCATCAGCCACATATAATTTATTAAAGTTGTAAAAGTAATTTATGTCATTCCCTTTGACATATTTCTCAATCGCACAACCTAATAAACTATCTAAATCATCAGTAAGACATAACGTATTTTGTCCTTGTTTAAATTCAAAACACCATTCTGGAAACTTTTCTTTTAATTTTTGCTGCATAGTCTAGTGAAAGAGAAAATCTCCCACTATCCTTTAAGTTCTAACTCTCTCCCTTTATCTAATCTCTCCTTTTTAATTAGACAAAAGGAGAGTGGTTATGACGAATTTCTGATACCTTCCACAGTTTCACCTCCACTTTCTGATTATTTTATTGATTTCTTTTGGTCTATATATGACCTATATCTATTTATCTTGTCTTGAGACATTTTACAATCTCCTGTCTCATATCTACTAATTAAAGATTGGCTACACCCTAAATATTTAGCCAATTCCATATGTGTAATTTTCTTCTGTCTACGTCTTAGAAAATACTCATCCTTTTGATTCATCCTCTTTTCTCCCTTTGATTAAATGAAAAGAACGCTCCCTCAAAATGAAGGAACGTTCCTATTTATGTATTTAATTATTCTGCAACAGTTACTACTGCTACCCCTTTTTTACTACCAACTTTTAAAGTTGCTTCAGCAATAACTTGACCTTTAATAGAATCTCCAGTCTTTGCAAGTGTCTCAAAATGTGGTTGACGAAGGTAAGCAAGGTCAACATAAGCGTCATTGAATACAACAATCTTATCGGCTGGAACGTGCTTAGACAGTACAAAATGGACTGTACCATAGTTAGTATTAATAGATTCAACCAATAGACCAAAATTAGTAGTAACGTGGCTGTAACCATATTTATCTGCATAGATAGCGTCAACTTGTTCCTTTAATTCAGCATTAAGAAAAGCATATACAGTACCTTCTGCAAGGTCTTGTTCCCAAAGGTTACGCATTACCTTTTTAACGTCATCCTCTGTAACTGTACCTGTAACCGCAACTGCATTATTAGGATCAGCCATTTCAATGAGTCCACTTAATTGACGCTTGAATGGAGCAGTAGACCCATCATTACGGAGTCCATTAATGAATTTCTTTTCCATATTAATTTTTAATTCCAATAATCTATCATTCACCTCTTGGGCAAATTGATTAGATTTCATGGCTACTGCTGTGCCTGAAATGCTTGCACCCTTTTTGAAAATCTCAAGGATATTGTTTAATTCGGCTCTAGCAGTCTCATAGAATACAATATCATCTGAACCCTCAACCGCAGATAAATCATCAGTGTGATCAAGAGTTTTTTCTCTCCATGTATAAACTGTACTAAGTGCTTTTTCAATGTTTCCTTTAGCCATTAGCATTGATGTGAAAGGTGTTGCCTGTACTCCAATTACTGCGATTTCTTTTGCTAGTGAAATTTGTTCCATTTCTGTAAAATTAGTTGACTTAAACATATTATCATTCTCCTTATAAGTTATTTTTTAATATAAAAAAGCACCCTAACAAATTGTTAAAGTGCTAATTAACCAAATAGTTTTGATAGTTTAGTGGCAATCATGCCTTTTGTGTCATTATTTTTAGCAAATACATCATACTCATTATCTTTTGCGTGGTCGCTAGGAACATATCCAGCCGATACTTTAATATCGTTCACAATTTTAGTAAGTGTTTGGACAACCGTTTTTAATTCATCCTCATTCTCAACTTTTATAATTGGAGCAAATGCTTCAAGACCATTCTCTTTTAATGAGAATTTCACATTACTTTCAAACATTTCCTTTTTTAATTGCTCTAACTCTTCCTTTTGTTTCTGAATGTCGGCAATTTGATCCTGAACCGATTCCTTTTGTGTCTCCGTTTGATTAGTTTCAATTTGATTCTCTGTTTCTTGTTGCTGATGTTGATTTTGATTTTCTTCCATTTTTCCATCCTCCTATTAGATTAAATAAATTTTACTCTAACCATATCCCTCGAAAGGATTGGTTTGTCATTGTGCAACCCTCGATACTCAAATATAAAATATTCGCTTATGTCATCGGGTATTATGTAGTCATAAAAATACTTACCATTATCAAGTTTATTTTCATCACTTATGATAAGACTTTCACGTTCATTCTTGGCGTTATCGTAGATTTTTAGACTTATAGTATTCGGATTGATATACACCCCCTCAAACGTCTTAAAATGAACTTGTAGACGTACTGTATCACCTACAAAAGCCATTATTCCCTCACCTCCGTGTAAGAAGGATTTTCTGTGTAAGAAACAGTCGCAAGATATGTGACTGGAATCTTAATTAAACTAATTGAAATATCACTTTGAATCCCATTCGCATATGAAACTACTGTTCTACCTTCTATCTTTTTTGAATGTGTCTCCTGACTTATTTCTACGACAATAGGAGCGATATAAGATATGACTTCAATCGTTTGTCTTTTTGGTACAAATATATCTCCATAAATAGCATTTACATGTGAATCAACCTCAACAAGTTGCTTTACAAAATTTGTCTTACTTTCTAAAGTAGCAACAATTGGAGTGACAAATGATATTAATTCAACTGTTTCTAGTTTAAGAATAACTTCTTGATCGTGATTAGAAGTTGAATGAAGAGGGGCTACATGAGAAACTACCTCAATAATCATTAATCATCACCTACGCAATCGCAGGCACATTAATTTTATGCTTAATAGTTAATTCATCATTTGTATTCTCAAATGTAAATGGCTGAAACTCCTCGCTTGATACCTCTTTATCTCCATAAAGAATTACTGACCGAGATACAGTAGAAGGAAGGGCTACATCACTACCTTTTAAAACAATTGTTAATTCTAATGTTTGATTAGATTCAAATTCAACATAGTCAAATACTGGTCTACCATCTCCATCCCTCACAATATTTCCATCCTCATCCCTCATATACTCCTGAATGAGTTCCTTTTCGTGAGTCCATCTAACTTTGTTATCATCTAACTCTAAATTTGCAACCACACTTGCTCCATCCCTAATAGATACCTTTGTCCAATTACTTGTAATAAATGTGCGAATGGCTACATATGCGTCTTGTGTTACTTCTGCCATCATTTATCCTCCTTTAACTGTGATATTTGTAATTCTAATCGCTCCAAAGATGAAACGATTTTTTCCTGTGCTATATTCTGCCTTTCAATCTGGGCTGTGAGTTTATCTTCTCTGACTTTTGATTCTTTTCTTGTGTCCATTAAAAGCCACACAAAGAGGATTGCAAATACTCCTTGAGATAACCATAGATCAATCGGAATTGCTGAAATGTCCACCTTAAACACCTCCTAAATGTAATATCGAATATGTAATAATTATGAGTAAAAAAAAAAATAAAAGAGTGAGCCATATAGACCCACTCAATCAGAAAATGGAAGTCAACCTGTGGAGTTGACTCGGAGGAAAATTAATATTAAAGGGAATACCCTTCATGAAATGTCTATGCTAGATAGGCACTTGATGAAATGTATTTCTCTATCATAGTAACAGAAAAACTATAAATGTCTGAAAGTGTTGGGAGAGTAAGA